CACATCTTTATCAAACGCTATTATTACTTCTGAAACATTTAAATTCATAATCTTTCTTATATGATCTGGCTGTAATTCATGATGTCCTATTGCAACACAATTCTTGTACCCCATTTGCCAAGCTTTTAAAACACTATTCTCTGCTTCAAATATAATTATCTTACCACTGGCATTTATATGTCTCCTGTTTTGTTGTAATCCGAATAACCCAATTCTTTTACTTACCTTTTTGATGGGGTAATATTTAGGGATACCGAGTTGTTTAAAGTCTTTTACAGTTGTCCTCCCCATAATACCATTCAATGTATCATTGTTATCAACGTCATAATACGGATACAAGACCCTTTGTCTTATTGGTGCATAATGTATGTTAAATTCCTCTTGTGCCTTTACAGTGATACCTTGCTCTTGCAACAGATATAGTGTAGGTTGCTCAATAAAATTATCAAGTGTTCTTACACTATAAATATTATCGCTTGATATATGTGTTTTACTTTTATTTCTAATGGATTTCATGAGTGCCAATGGGTCATTTTTACGATTACCTTTAGTATTATAATTTTTACCATGTTCATATTTTACACCAAGTACATCGTGTAACCAAATTATTGCATTGATGAATTTTATATTTTTAATATATATTACTAAATCAATTATATCACCTTTAAAATTACTATCAGTTTGGTATATCATACAGTATAAATTATCCTTCTTAATAGAAACTTGCGACCTATCTGTATCATTTGGTTTAGCACATCTATATTCATTTCCATAATCAATAAAGCTATGGAAACCTAATTTTTCTAAAACTAATTCAATCTTATCATTCTTCTTAATGTATTCTTTTAGTTCATAAGCATCCATAACCACCAATCCTTAATCCATAATAATGCTACAATATCCAACTTCTTTTATTTTATTTCTTCCATAATCAATCTCAATAACTAGTTGATATGTCTTAGACTCTCCGAATCTATTCTTATCTATAAATATAACCAAATATTTTCTATCCTTATGCACTTCAACTGGAATCTCGGTAGTATTATCTTTCCCACCATATTTCCATATATTCAATGTATCATACTCATCAACTCTCATTTGTCTCATTAATAATAATGTACTCGCAATATCCGCCACATTTTTAGATACACCTATATTACTTTGTTCTAGATAGTTGAGTCTATTAGCTGACTTGGTTAATTGCAACGTAATCCATATATGAACGTTTTTAGCTTCGGGTTTAACTGCATCATATATATTAACACTATCTTCCATCATTTGCAACCATGATTGATTACTACCCTTACTATAATTTGGTTTCATAGTATCTAGTACAAAATAGTCAACTCCCAATGCTTTATATTTTCTAATAAGCTTAACAACTATCTCAGAACTATACGTTGGTAATGGTATTATTGTAATGTTCTTTTCAAGCATTTCTTCGTGCATGTATTTAGAAGCTCTATTCAATACTGCAATTTCATCATCAGTAAAGTCACCTTGACGAAACCTACGCTTTTGGAAACTTACATGAAACACATTATTTATAATCCAAGTTACCATTTCTTTTTGCCAGTCTTTATAATCTTGTTCATTTATTATTACAACAATTCTTTCCTTGTTTCGTATATGTGCTGGAAGATTCCAAAGTATTGTTACAGTCGTCTTACCTGTACCACTTGAAGCACCTACCATAGTGACATGACCCTTTGAATTACCACCAATCATTTCATTAAGTAACTCACACCCCTCTAATGGCAACCCTACGTCAACTCCTTCATCCCAATCAGATATATTATTATCTAAGTTATGTGTTATATCATAAGCCTTTGCGGTGGTTTCAACATCAATAAATATATCATTTAACATTGCCTCATATTCATTATATAATTCTTCAAGTGTCATATCTTTAATATCAGATAGTCTATCTTTTACTGGAAACTTACCTCCAATTAACCCTAATACAACTTTCCATTTATAAACTTCTTTAATATATGCATCTATATTTTCAATACTTACAAGCCCTGTTAAATCTTCAATTACAGGATAGCCACCATAATCTTCATATTTTTCTTTTAATTTTAAATGCTTTTCTAAATATAGTCCTATTGATACATCATCTAATTCCTTTTTGTGTTCTTGTTTTACTAAATTCCTACCGATTATAAAATATACTTTCCATCTGTTATGTGTAAAGTCTTTTAAGTCTAAATCTTCATGGTTAAAATAAAGCTCTGGTACTTTATAAAAACAACCAATAACATTTGCCTCTGCTTGTTTCTTGTAACCCTTTATATCATCTATATAACTCAAATAAATCACTTCTCCTTACCATAACTGTTTTTGCTTGTCTGATAATTCACCCTTCTCACTCTTATGTCTTGCCTTATATTCCTTAGATTTAGTCTTATCTTTCAATTGTTTATCAGCTTGAACCTTTGCTATCTCAGTAGTTTTTATTTTACGATTAATCATCTTAACAACATTGTTTATATCACTTTCTACCATAACCATTATATAGTTTATCTTATGTTTCTCATCTTTAAACTTATTTGCCTTAATCATTTGCTTAATGTATTTTTCTTTAAGTTTAAATGTTGCATATATAGCAGTATAACTATAGCTACCCCTTGACTTAGAGTTTTTATTAGCCATAAATTTACCAGTATGTAAACCTTTTAATCTCAATACAAAATATCTCGGTAATGGGGTCTCACCGTATTCAAATATAATTCCTCTTATATACTCATATAATTCATCAAATCTCAGTTCTCTCATATAACCACCCTTTAAAAAAATAAAAGCGAGCAATATGAATTACTCGCCAAAACTAATATTATTTTTCTTCACCATCATCTTTTTTAGCCAATATTGCTACAATTTCTTTCTTTATAATTTGTACTTTCTCCATACTTAATTTAGATAAACCCTTTGAATCAGTATTATTATCTTTTAATACCTTTGCCACTTCTAACTTTTTATTTTGCGGTGCTTTCTTAATTGCCTTTTTTAAAACCGCTACTAATGTCTTAACTTTGTCCGCTTCATTCTCTTCTTCCATCATCTTGTCAGTATCCTCTTTTGTATCAGTAGCATAATCTGTCTCATTCTCTTTGGCATCTGTATTAAACTTGTCTGCCCACATTTCATATGAAGGGTTTTCAACAGTGTCATGCTTTTTGAATGTACTAGTTCTATCTTTTAAAATTTCAGCAAAATATTTTAATTTCTTAGTTTTCTTATCTTTTGTTGTATATAGTCTAAGAATAATATCATAATCAAATGGTAAAGTTTTATAAGTATCTGGTTTATTACCAACCACTACAAACTTCCCACCAATTTCTTCTTTAATATCTGCTTGATGTGCAGTTGATACTACATTGACACCTCTACTAGCCATGTCAATCTTCATACTCTGTAGTCTATTGGAGATAGCTTTAATTCTTCCCCAACTTCTCATGCTTAGATTAGCATCATCTACATCTCTATTTTTATCTCTAGCTCTATTCTCTTCAACCTTTAATGATGTATCTTGTATATTTTGATAGAATTTTGTCTCAGAGTCAAATAAAATTGTCTTAACTGCATCTTTGTCAGTATCAATTAAATTATTCAGCTCATCAATACCATCTTGCATTTCATACATACTTGCAGTTGGAGCTACTTGTAATAAATTTTCATTATTTAAATAGAAGTTTAAACCTTGTTCACTATCAAATGCAAAAACTTTTGGGAAAGTAAGGGCAAATGTACTCTTACCATCTCCAGTTGGGCTATATACTAAGAACTTACCTGCACTATTTATTTTATCCGCTTTTTTAAAAACACTCATATAATTATCATTCTCCTTTTATTCTACTATTCTAAAGTCCTGCTAAAATATCTTCTAAGTCTGCATCTTCTTCTGTATCTTCATCAATACTATCAATAATATCTTCATCTTCACCATTATAATCTTCATTTAAATCTGCTATCTCTGGTTCATCAACATCTAATACCATATCAAATAATTCTTCTGAATCAGCGAAGTCTTTAAAATATTGAACATCTTGTTTTACATTTCCGTCATCATCTTTTTTTGTATATATTGTAATCATATCAATATATCTCTTTGATATAAATCCACCGAACACAGTTGCTTTACCAATTGCATCTTCTTTTGTAATTAGTCCATCATCAATTAAACTTCTAACATCTTCGTCTAATTCATCATAGCTTAATTTCTTTTCTTGACTCTTATTAATTATTCTTCCATCAACCGTAACTTTATTAATTTTTCCTCTACTTGAAGTGAGATACTTTTTCATTTTTTCATTTCCAAGAACGTAACCAGTAGGAACAGCTTTAACCTTTTTGAAATTCTTGCCATCTATCTTAGCAAGATAATCTACAGAATATGCTTTAACTGGATATTCACCAGTATCTTTATCTTTTCTACCAACTGAGTCATTAGTAAAGTATAATGTTTCAGTAAAGTTAGCATAGAATAAATCATCAATAGACTTACCTTTGAGCTCATCTTCCGTCTTACCATTCGCTAATTTCTTTTCAAGCACAGACTCTTTACGCTTAGAAATATATTCGACAATAAATTTCTTACCTACACCATTATAAATATTTGGTTCAATCGTACCACTAACACTTACTATATCACCATCGTGTAAATGCTCATTCACATATTCAATCAAATCATACTCTGATAAAAATTCTTTAGCTACAGGATACGTATCACCTTTGCCAAATTCCATACCAGCGTGTAAATAATTACTCTTAGCAATACCTAATTGTTCTATAATCTTTTCTTTATTTCTCTTGAAGAAGTCTAGCTTCACTTGTCCATCAGACCAATTCTCTCTATTCAAATATAATAGAGTATCTCTAGCGTGATCTTCTGGGAAGTATCCACCGAATGTTTCAACTTTAACACTATTGCCATTACCAGTATCTAACATTAACTTCATAGAATTGTATACATACCCACTGTCAGCGATACCATCAATTCTAACGTTAGTACCCTTGCTCTCTAAGTTTACTCTGCCTAAGAAATTAAACTTCTTCTGCCCTTGCTTCAAATTACTTTTTTTACCCATTGTTACATCATCTCCTTTTATTTTATAAAATAGCATTTGCTATCTTTTGACTGTATAAATATCTTACCACACTTAATAAATATTGTCAAGAAGTATTTTGATTTAGTTTACTCTATTTTAAATATCCATTTAATATGTCGACAGCTTCATTAACTTCTTCATCTAATGCATTTATATAAATCATAGTATTTTGTATACTGGTGTGCCCAAGAAACTTTTTAATGGTTCTCGCTGGAACACCATTTAATGCTAGGGTCATAGCCGCCGAATGACGCAAGCAATGACATGACTGCAAATCTGGATTATCAACCACACGTTTTAAATACTTCTTAACCATATCTCTTACAGCTGACGTACTTATCCTATTTGTTTTCTGTGAATTAAATGCAGATGTATGACGTTTATCCTTTTCGAGTTCTAAATAATTAGAATAAGCTTTGCAAGATGCATCACTTAAAGGCATCTTCATTTCTTTCCTAGATTTTCTATTATAAAACTGTATAGTCTTATTTTCTAAATCTATATCATTACGATTAAGATTGTGTATAACATTAATTCTACATCCAGTGCTCAACATTATTTTAACTATAGCCAAATTTCTAAATCTATGTTGACAAATATCATCTCTGATTTCACTTATTAATAATGACACTTGTCTCTCATTTAAATATTTAACTCTTGCCTCAGATACTCTTAAATTTTGAATAGTCTTAATTGGATTATCATCAATTTTACCAGTTATATATAGCCAATCAAAATACTGTTTTAATGCAGTCAATTTTAAATTAATTGTAGTTGCTTTCATTCCTCTTCTATTTAATGACATCATCCACTCTTTAATCTCAGACTCGTCAACCTCTTTAATATTGTACTCACCTAGAAATCCACCAAATTGTTCTAATGCAGTTCTATATGAACGTACTGTGTTTTCTGCTGAACCTTTATATTCTCTCAATTCTCTTAAAAAAGCTTCTTGTAATGAACCCATTATTTTCTCCTTTCAATTCTTTATCTTGAATACATCTTATCACGTGTTATACATCTTGTCAAGAGAAATAATGTTTATTTTAAAGATGCATCTAACAATAACAAAAATAATTCTCTGTCAGAGTCAACACCTTTGTTGATTGCACATAGTGTTTCGTATGTTGTTATCAATGCTTGTCTTTTACTCATTGCCAACTCTGCTTGTATTTCTCCACCATCAAACACATCACCAACAAATATCTCAGCTTGTAATAAATTCTCTATCATATTATCAATTTCATTCGGATTATAAGATGCTTCATTATTAATAAACATCTCATCTATTATATAATTGATATCCTCAGTATTTATTGAAAATATTGCAGACATCTTTGTTAGTAAATTATCCATACTCATATTCAATTTAACCATCTCCTTATTTTTCTCTTAATTTATGTTGACGTGATACATCTGTTAATAATAGTAACACTGACTCATTAATTGTTGCGTCATTTGCGTGATGTAAATATTCATAATTCTCTTGTAATACATCAAAGTATTCGTCGATATTTTTTATTGTATCATTGGTAATTAATTCAGCTTGCAATATTGTTTCTATTATCTTTTTAAACTCATCATATTCTGTATCAGCATTCTCATTTAACTCTAGTACATTCATAATTTTAGGACAAGGAAACTACTATTCCTTTAGACTAGTGAGTTATTGACTAATTATACCACAGAGTATATGAGTAGTCAATATATATTGATTACTTTAGATAACAAACAACTATTTTTATACTTGTATTTTTAAAAACATTAGTTATTATTTTTTTTACTACACTCCAATCTAATTGATTCATTCCACTTTCAATTTTAGGCATTCCAATATACTCAATATCTTCTTCTATTAATTTTTCTTTTAACATTAACAATGCTTTTTCTACATCTTTATAATTTGGCTTGTCCCAATAATTACACTTAGTTACTAGATTAAAAACCCTTTTAGTTTGCACTATATCTGGCATATTAGGGCTTTTATTTAAAAAGAGTGCCCTAGTCTCTGGGTACTTTTTAATTACTTCTGTTGCAAAGCAAGATAGTATTTTCCCTTGATTTGTTCGACCCATTGCTCCATCTTTTGAAACGCTATGAACAATAAAATATTTTTTTGGTAAATCAAAAACATCAAAAGCAATTTCTTTATATAAAAAACTGTTATCAAGTGTCATTTTTTTCTCCTTTTCTTTTAAAATACAATTTAATGTATAAGTCTAATCCGAAGATTAGTAGTGATACCTTCGACAATGTTACCGTGAGGTTTAATGTTAACAATACTATCTTTTCCCAATCAAGATTGTTTAATCATTAACCTTAGAGCTACAAACTAGGTATTATATTCGTAGGTAACTATATATTCTCACATAACGTAGTTAGTTAAAACTTAGTCTAATCAATAAAGGCTTTTACAACCCCCTAGCCTTTAGGCTAGTGGGTTATTGACAGTAGTCCATCTGCTAACATTTAACTCTCTCTCTAGTAACTCTAAAACAGTATCCATATATCTTTCCCCTTTCTACTGTAAGGTTTAACTTACATTACCTTTAATTGAAAAAAGCAACCAATATTAAACTGATTGCTAAATTGTTATACAATTTTCTTATTTCTTATTTAGTTTATCACTGTTAAAATTCGCCAATCCATTTCCAGTCAATGATATGGCTATAGATGACAAACCATAAAGTGGTACATTAATCATTTCAAAACTCCCAGTAGCAACATTCGCTAATAAAATAATTAAGAATGCAACGAAAGCTGAATAGTATTTTGTTTTGATACTCTTAATATACCTTGCTTCTTTTGAAAATTCAACCACCATGAATACAATCGTTATCAGTGTTGTAAATGTCAACAACATATCATATGTTATAAATCCAAGCTCTTCCATTTATCCTCCCTTCCAACATCTCTAAACCAATCTTACCATATATATTAATGTCTGTCAAGTACTAATTAAAATCTTTCTGACTCTCTTATTACTACTCTCGTATCACTTGCACCAGTACTTTCCATTGTTAGTACAGCATATTCATCTGGATATAACTCAACTCCTAAATTACTAATGTCTTCTCTAAGAGAATCTATTTTAGCTAGTGCATCTATGAATAATATTTCTGCGTTATCTAATTGTACTTGTGTAATAGTCGCTCCAACACCTTCTTCAAGTATAGAGTTCTCAGAATCTATGAGTGTCCATGTACCACCTGTTGGTGGAGTTTTTAATTTCTTAACCGTTAATAAAACTGATTTGGTACCGTCAGACGTTGCTGTTATCGAAATCAATCTTGACACAACTTCATTAGGTAGACTATTATAAGTATCTATATTATGGAACACACCTACAACTGTCTCTGTATCTGCAATGATAGTTGTCAAACCTGTATCAATAGAGAACTCTCTTGATGAGTCATCTGGCTCATAAGAACTATCTTCACCAGAGAACAATGATACAGCAACACTACCAGACTCTATTATATTATTTCCAATACCAGTAGTATTGACAGATTCTATTCTGAATGGTAAGTATGGTGAATTAAAATGTGTATTAGTTCTACTATTGCTAAAGTCCATAGTATGTGCTTCTACAAATCCAATTCCCATACCAGCATATATTTCTAATGTTAATGGTGCTACTCCTAGATAACCACCAGAAAGTCTATAAATAGCCAAGTTAGATGTAATTAAATCAACTTTACTATATCCAGTCCCATCAAATTTATCACCATTCCATTCTGATTGTGGTATGTTAACTACCCATGAATTATCTCTTTTTAGTGAAAAATTCAATTCATCATCTATCATCCTAACAGCAAATCCAGTCGTTTCATTAAATAGACCTATATTTCTAGTGTTTCCAACTTCTGGTGCTGTAAATCTAGCTGTGAACATACATTCAAAACTCTTACTAGCTTTATATCTCAATGTCCTCTTTGTTTCAAATACACCACTGCTTGACGTACTAGTTCCACTCGCAACGGATAATTTACTATCCACATATCCAATTGAACCAGATGCGGTTGATTTATCTGTTGTGGTTCTTGTATCCGCTTTAGTTGTGAAATTTAATGATGTGTATAGTTTCCTACTAGCTACTAATTGAGCACCAAATATACTATTCAAGTTCCCTCTTCTAGAATTGTCATTCACACTCACAGTTAAATCACCATGTTCATTTGTTCTTATGAATCTAGTTTCATCATTCGCATCAGTTCCAAGTGTTTGACCATCATATTCTTTTCTATCTCGCAATCTTGACAATATAATCACCTCCTCTCTATTTTACCAAAGTATTATATGACATGTTCCTTTATTATGATAATTATTTAATATTCAAATCCACATTTAACATTTTAACCATTTCTAAAGCTACCTTATTATAGTCTACATTTGTATCAGATTGTTTTTCTGATAGCATAGTAGTCAATCTACTAAATAAACTATACGCAATCCAAGGGGGTATACTACCTTTTGTTAATGTCTCCTTGTGTAAATCTGGTGTGTCTAACACACCCAACTCAACTAGATTATCAATAGAATCGCTACCCTGTTCAAGTTGCCACTTATCATATATTGGGTGGTTATCAAAGTTACTCATTATACTTTCGACCTCCTCTCTCATTTTATCAAACTCATCTGGATTTTCAACATAATACTTAGGACAATTTTTACCAGTTATATCATAGTGTCTATAAATATCTTCGATAGGATCTAAGTTATATTTAGCACATAAATCAGCTAGCCTATATATCAATGTCTTATAAGTTACATCACTTGGTTTACCAGTCCAATCTGGATGAACAAATTCTATTCCATATAAACAATTATTAGGATATGTTGTTCCTAATCTTTTAAATATTCCATCCATATATGAACTGGCACCAACATGATACGCCATCTCATCATCTGGTATACATACCAATACAGTATTATCAAAGCCAATTATCTCGTGTGCTGAACCGTATCTGTCCTTCCCATATTGTCTGTTGTTGAAAAAGTTTCTATTTTCATAATCCAGACTCATAGGATTAGCTACAAAATGTACTACTAATCCTTTTATTTTATCAATTCTATATTGTGGTCTGCTATATGGATTTGGGTCTAGTAAATCATATCTAATTTTCATAAATTTATTGTCACTCATTCAATCACCTCTTATTCTGTCAAGTCTTCAATATTATTTATTTCACCTATCTCAACACCATTAATAATTTTACCAGTCAAATCTCCGTTTAATGAACTTAATGTTTTCTCTGCATCAAGAATCATTTTATCAAATATTGTTATATATAAATTATAAATACTAGATGTAACATATTTGCAATCAGTAAATAGTTTAGAATTGCATACTCTGAAAACAAAATCTCTCAATCCATTTATGTTCATCTGGTTATACTCTGCAAAACTATCCATAAATATTTTTAATACTTCCTCTTCTTTATCATTAAGATAATCATTGTTCTTATAGAAATTATTAAACTCTGTCATTGATTTATTAAAAGCCTTCATGTGTTCCTCATAAAGTCTGTTGCATCCATTCACATTATCTTTATCACAATTTTCATAACAATTATCTAATTTAATAGATAATTCCATTAGATTCTTTTTAAATATTAAAATCTTTTCTTTTACTACTATCTTAACAAGTATCTCTCTGCCCTCGTCTTCGATATTTACTTCATTGTCTATTCTGCTAATCAAATCATCTATGTGGGAGAATATATAATGATGCTTTAATTCACCACTTACATTAATCCTACTTTTCTTTTCCATATTTTGCTGTATTATTTTACTTATGAGCCCAAATACTGCTATAAATAAAGCAACCGCTATCTTTTCTACCACTTATAATCATTCTCCAATCTACGCTTTATACCACTTTGAACAACTTTATAAACCTATTGAGTATTTATACCAGCAAGCCATAGAACCCTGTTAAATGGGTTATATATGGCTTGTATTGGTATAACTTTAATGGTCACCTTGTTGTTTATATATTTGAACTTGTCTCTTATCATTATCCCATTCAATATCAATACCTAATAATTTAGTCAATTCTCTGACTGGTAAATATGTTCTGCCATCAATTATTTTAGCAACGTCTTTAATCTTAGTTGCAATTACTTCGTCATCAGTATATCTAAGAACAGTATCGTAACTTTCATTTTTACCAGATTCAAACGTAAATACAATTTTCTCAAAATTGTATTCCTCTGGTAAAACAAGTAATCCATAACCTAATTTTAAATCAGAATCTTCATCTCTTAATAACACATTGTGTGAATTCCTATCTATAAAATCCAATGTCATAGCTACAGGTGGAGTCCTATCAAATCTTAACTTATGATTTTCAAAATACTCTGCTATCAAACATGCATATAAAGGACTACTTGCACTCGTACCATGAAACGTACCTAGCACTGTTTCTATACCACTAAATGTAGCCCCATCAACTTTATCTCTTCTCCAACTTGAATAACTCATTAAGCTAAATAGATTAGAGCGTTCATCATAGTCTAAAGCACCTACTTGAAACCAATATTTTCCCATTCTAGCTCTCATAGTTTCTCCATCTTCTCCAGCGTTTCCAGCACTGGATACAATGAATGACGTTTCTGCCATTTGCTTTATAAGATTTGAACTAATCATAGTATCAGAAATACTCATCGTTACTATATCAATATCATTTTCCATTATCCACTTAGCAGAATCATCTTCTTGACTATCAAGTAGGAATACTTCTGCATTAGGCTTAAATTGTTTTATAATATCTCCAACTAATACAATATGTCTATTTTGCTTTGCAGTTCCAGATGATAAATTTATATTATCTGTATAATAACCTTCCCATCTTTCATCTGCACCCAGTTCGAGAACAGCAATTCTTAAACCATCACCTTTTAAATCTGGATTCATTTTTAATATATCTCTAATTTCAGTTGCTTCCATTTACTCACTTCCTTTATTTTAAACATTTATAATGCTATCAAATTGCCCTTGTGTTATCCAACTTCTATCTAAAGCTTTTTGCAACCCTTGCTCATCTAATCTACCTGCGTTGTATAATCTTTTAAGATACTCGAACATATTACACCCCCATTAAATCGTTTAATAATATCTGATCTATAACTTCTTCTGTTTCCGAATTCTTAATACTTATCATTCTTATATACTCATCCTTAGTAAAAACCACTTCATCATACTCAAATATGATTTGGATATCGTCATTTTCTTCAACTTTTTCTATTTCGACAATGTTACTAGCTATTAAAACTTTGTTGCCTAATATTTTAATATTATCTGGTCTTACTGTTGATTGTACTTTCATTTTTTATCATCTCCCTGTGGTATTTTTCTAAATATCTTTTTATGTTTTGGCAAGAGCCAAGGTTATTATAAATTATCTA